GATTAAACCTTTGGACAATAGAAGCAGGTACTCAAGCAATAACAGCCGGAACCTCAGTTTATACTTTACCTGCAGATACAGTAGACTTAGTAGAACATCAAATAAGAACAGGAACTGGTGTTAATCAAGTAGATACCAACTTAACAAGAGTTAGTGTTTCAACTTATGCTCAACAATCTGCAAAGAATGCAACAGGAAAACCAACTCAGATATTTATTCAAAGACTTTCAGCTTCTACTACTGTTACTTTATGGCCTGTGCCAGATGCCTCTTATACTATTTCTTATTATAGAATAGCAGGTATAGATGGGATAGCATCAGGAATAGATGGAGCTACAACATCATTTATACCACCTAGATTTGTGCCATGTTTGGTTTCTGGATTAGCTTATTACTTGGCTATGAAAAGACCAGAGGTGGCAAACAGAGTTGTACCCCTTAAACAGGAATACGAGTTCCAGTTTGAACTAGCAGCAGGGGAAGACACAGAGAGCGCGTCTGCTAGATTTGTACCTTATGACACATTTTACGGAGCTTAATTATGCCTATTAAAATAACACCAATTAAAAAGAAAAAGAACCAATCTAAAGGTAGTGGAGGAATGGACATAGGTTCTCCTAAAAAAACCACTACAAAAAAATTGGGTGGTAGCATGTATATGAAAAAAACAACACCTGCTGTAAAAGGATACAAAAGCGGTGGCAACACAACAAATAAAGAAAAATCTAATGAAAGATTTAAAAAAGCTGTAAAAAAGCAAAGTAAAATAAAAGGTTTAGGTGGCACTACAACGGATGTTAATCAAGCCAAAGCTGAAAGTATGCGTAAAAAAGGCAGAAGAGCAGGCCCAATTGAAAAAGGTGTGCTTGGAGGTATATTATTAGGAGTAACCCGTGGTAAATTTGGTAAGGGAGCTGTGGTAACAGGAGCTAAAGAACTGGCTAAAAATAAGAGAGCTCTGGTAACAGGGGCTAAAAAACTGGCTAAAAAAGTAGGTAAAACAACTAAAGATGTAGCTACATCAACTGTAAAACGAGCAAAAGTTCAGCCAAACAGAGGCAAAGAATATAGATTTGTTAAAAAGGGAAATAGTAAAAAGATTAGTGGAATAAGCGATAAATCTACTAGAACAGGAACCGGAATTAGAAAAGTTAGTAAAAACGTAGCAGGAGGAACAGGCTTAACTTTAGTTGGTGGAAACACACCAAAGAGTAAAAAAATATCTACTCCTATTCCAAAGAGTAGACCAAAAAATTTAAAAACTTCAAAAAAACTTTATATGAGAGAGGGATCTGGACTTAAAAAAAATGACGGTATAAGAGGAAAAGATTCAAATGTAGAGTTTACAACTGAAGTTATTAAAAGGAAAAAATAATGGCTAGTATGCAAAGATATATAGATAAAGCTAAAAAAGATTTAGGTGACTTTAACGTTCCTGATAGAACTCCAAGCTCTAAAACAGAAAAAGACAGTAGATTAAAAATACTAAAAGATGCTGCATCAGGTGAGTATAAAGTAGGGAAAAAAAAGGTTTCTAAAGGGAGAATAGTAGAAATGAAAAAAGGCGGAAAAGTTTCTCCTCCAAAGAAAAGAGGCGACATTGGTCAGAAAGTATTTCTTAGTAAAGTTGCAAAGCAAATGAAAGAAAGTGGTCAGCCATTTGGTGGCAAAGCAAAAAAGAAAGCAGAAGGCGGGTCTTTAAAAGCTGTTCCTTCTGAAAATACAGGGTTAGGTAAATTACCAACACCTGTAAGAAACAAAATGGGTTACATGAAGAAGGGCGGCATTGTTAAAAATCTTTCGGAAGCAGATAAAAAACAATACGATAAACTCTTAAAAAGAGCTAAGAGTATGCAGTCTCAAGGCAATCTAATGTCCAAAGATCTTAATAATATAAAAAGTAGAGTAGGTGAGTCTTTAGGGAAAAAACCTTATGCACTTACATCTAATATTAAAAAAGAACTAAATGATCTCATAAGCAAAGGAAAAAATCCTAAAACACAAATGAATAAGGGAAGTGATGATTTAAAAAAAATAGTAAGTGGAATGAATAAAGAATATACATCTCTTAGAAAATCAGCAGGGATGCTTCCTGAAAGAAATATGAAAGTAAAGAAAAAATCTAACGGTGGCATTGTTAAAATGCAAGGTGGTGGCGCAGCCACAAGAGGAACAAATTTTAATAGAGGATACTAAGTGTCGCAATTAATATGCAATCTACCAGCAATTCATGTTTGGGTAAGAAAAGAATATCTTCTTGATCATCAAGGTGGTCATGGTGAATTTGTAAAAGGCGTATGGATTACTTGCAAATCAATGCCCGGAAGAACGTTTTACTTTGAAACATATCTTCCTGAGTATGGTGCAATGTTTGATAAGTTACCAATAAGTGCTTTTACGACAGACCCTGAGACACCAGAGAATGATTTAAGTTTGCATAACTTACAGTTTTGGAATTGCATGGACTATGGTGTTGTTGCAATACACAAGCAGTTTATATCGTCTATGACATTTGAAGTTTACACAAGAGATGCAGGAAAGTTAAAAGGATCTTATATAGCAACTATAGATAATTATCATTCAGATATAAATACTATAGATTACAGTACAAGTGAAACACCTGCAGAACATAAGTCTCACAATCTAATAGAGCTAGAGAATGGGCAGTTTGGTTTGTATCCTAATAATAGAATGAGAATATATGACAATAGCTTAACTCCTGACGAACCATTAATGCCTGACTTCAAAGTAAGCACCAGAGAGTATCAAGTTGAAAATGATTTTAATCTTAGTAGATATGGAGATAGCGATGATTATTTTTATAAAAGTAAGGATGAAAAGTAATGGCTTACTCTAGTGGCAAACATGCTTATGGCATATGCGATAGAACTGGCTTTAGATATCCTGTAAATGAATTAGTTTTTGAAGTTCAAAACGGAGTTAAGACAGGTTTAAAAGTAGGATATGATATAGTTGATTCTGATCATCCTCAAAACTTTTTAGGAAGAGTAAAAGTAAGTGAGAATGAATCTATATTAGATGCAAGGCCAGATAGAATTGAGCCTCTTACAGAAAGAATATTAAATATAAATCCTTTTACTACAGCCGCAGCAGCTAACAGCAAAACAGTTATTACTGTAAAGGAACTAAGTCACGGAAGATCTACAGATGATCAAGTGAGATTTAGAAACACAGTTGCATTTGATGGAATAACAGTTGCCCTCTTTGAATTAGCGGTAGGATATGCTATAACTAAAACAACAGATGATGCTTATACTTTTCAAGTTTCTGGATCATCTACAACTGGTTCTGTTACAGGAGGTGGAGAGTTTGTCTCTGCTGGACCAGTAACTTTGGAGGCTTAAATGAGTTTTACTCTTGCACAATTAAAAACTGCAATACAAGATTACACAGATAACTCAGAAACTTCTTTTGTTACTCATCTTCCTGACTTTATAAAAGGTGCAGAAGAAAGAATTTTTAAAAATGTGGATTTAGAAGTTTTTAGAAAAAATGCTACATCTGCTATGAATTCAGGTGATAAATATATAACTGTTCCTGACGACTATCTTTCATCATTTTCTTTACAAATTACAACTGCAAGCAATCAAGATTTTTTATTGCAAAAAGATGTTAATTTTTTACAAGAAGCTTATAATACTAGCGCAAGCACAGGAACTCCAAGATATTATGCAGTTTATGATATAAACAATTTTTTAGTGGCCCCAACACCAAACTCAGCATACACAATAGAATTACATTATTATTATAGACCAGCGAGTCTTACAGCTGGAGCTAGTGATGCGTTAACTTGGTTAAGTGAAAATTCACCTTATGCTTTATTATATGGATCTTTAATTGAATCTTACATATACATGAAGGGTGAACCTGAGATTATAACAATGTATGAAAATAGGTTTACAGAACAATTAACTAGACTTAAAGATTTAGCAGAAGCAAGGGAAAATACAGATGCTTATTCATCTGGGTTGCCTAGCAGACCAAGGAGCTAAGATATGGCATTAGCATTAAAAGATAGAATAAAAGAATCTAGTACCACAACAGGAACTGGCGCTTATTCTTTAAATGGAGCTGAAACAGGATTTGAAACATTTTCAAATATTGGGAATGGAAATACTACATATTATTGTTGCACAGATGGTACAAACTTTGAAATTGGTATAGGAACGTATGCTTCTTCAGGTAATACATTAACCAGAACAACAATTTTACAATCTTCTAATAGTGACGCTGCATTTTCTTGGGTTGGTGGAGTAAGAGTTTTATTCTGCACTTACCCTGCTCAAAAGTCTGTATTTCTTGATGCTAGTAATAATATGCCTATTGCTAATAATGTTACTATTGGTGGAACATTAGGTGTTACAGGTGTGGCTACTTTTACAGCCGTTCCTATTTTCCCTAATAACACAATAGAAACAGCCGATATCCAAGCCGATGCTGTTACTGGCGCTAAGATACCAGACAATGCTATAAACTCTGAGCATTACACAGATGGATCTATTGATCTTGCTCACATGTCAGTTAATTCAATAGACAGTGATCAATATGTTGACGCATCTATTGACACAGCTCACATTGCTAATTTACAGATTACTACAGCATTAATAGCAGCCGATGCTGTTAATGGCGATAAAATAGCAGATAACGCTATAGACTCTGAGCATTACACGGATGGATCAATAGATACGGCTCACATTGCAGATTCTCAGATTACTGTTGCTAAGATGGCAGCTAACTCAATAGATAGTGATCAATACGTTGATGCTTCTATAGACACTGCTCACATAGCAAACTTACAAATTACTACAGGTTTAATAGCGGCAGATGCAATCACAGCTGCTAAAATAGCAGACGATGTTATAAACTCTGAACATTATGCTGCAGGAAGTATTGATAATGAACATCTAGCAGACGATGCAGTAGGTGCGGATGAATTAGCAGCAAATGCTGTAGTAACAGCTTCTATTGTAGATGCTAATGTAACTTTAGCAAAGATAGCTAATCAAGCTGCAAATACAGTTTTAGTAAGAGATGCCAATAGTTCTGGTGTTGTTTCTGCTAAAGCACTTACAACCACACAAATATTGATTGGGGATGGAACTGGATTTACGGCTGCTGCTTTAAGCGGTGACGCAACAATGACAAATGGAGGCGTTGTTACAATAGCAAACAATGCTGTAACATTAGCAAAATTAGATGGTATTGCTAGAGGTAAATTTATAGTAGGAGATGCTAGCGGCAATCCTTCTGTCATAGGTCCGGGAACTAACGGTCAGATATTAACCTCGGATGGAACGGACATTGCTTTTGCTACATCATCAGCAGCATCACTTGACGATGCCACAGCTCTTGCGATTGCTTTGGGTTAACACAAATAAGGAGAAGAGATGGCAAATACATTTAAATTAACAAGTAGAGATAATGTTCCTGCATCTGCAGGAACTTTTGAAGAAGTTTATGATTGTCCTGATAGCACAACGTCTGTTATTCTTGGATTAACACTTGCAAACATACATACAGCACAAGTTACTGCATCAGTAAAGATTGTAAGTGTGACAAATCAAACAGGCTCTACTCAAAATACTACATCTCACCTTTTAAAAGATGCACCTATACCTGTTGGCAGTTCTTTAGAAGTTATGGCAGGAAACAAACTTGTTTTAAATCCTAATGACAGGATCTCAATAGATGCTTCTGTTACAGATAAAGTATCAGTAACTTTGAGTTACATGGAGATAGCATAATATGGCATATCTAGGT